TAAGGCGAGCGTTGGCAGCTTTACGCATGTGTTCGAGAATTGTGGATCGAGCACGGTTGTAAGAATATTGAACGTCACGGGCAGGTGTAAGAAGGGTATGACCCACCCAGCTATTAGGAATTTTGTTTTGACGGAATAGCGACAGGTTGAGCTGTTTAAATGGGAATGGCCATTTTTCTTCAAGCAAAACAATTTTACCGTTAACTACGTGAACCACACATCCCGGACCGCGCGAGGTGGGCCGTTCGTAGTAGACGTAGACAAGGGTTGTGCGTGGCGGCGCTCCACCAGGGCGACGTAGCAAAATACTGCGGTGACGAGAAGAAAGCATAGCTTCAGCGTCAGGTTGAGGTACTTCATCAAGGTTGTATCTTTCTTGCACTTGCTCAGGTGGAAGGCTTGTGCAGCGAATCCACCAACGAGCATCCTTTACGTTTTGAGAACCTGGCTCTAGCGTAAACTCGCTAATACCAAGTGGTGTAAGGCGAATACCGCCTGTAGGTACAGAAAGACCCGACATTGGGTCCATAAGGTAATCTTCACCTTTGTCGGGATCCCAATCTACTGCCACAGCGCAAGCTCCACCAAACAAAGTTTGAAGAATAGCCATTTCTCGGATATCTTCCCAATCATTGTGGTTCTGTTCGCCCATAAGAATGTATTCCTGTAAGCGTTGACGACGCATTGAAGAATCATCCATACCGGTTGGCTGTACTTCCCAAATAAGTGGAGTTCGGGTTAATCGTGCTAAAAGACTCCTGGTACGGGGACCATATTTGTCAATTGTAATACGAGAAGCCCGTTCGGACTCGTTCGCATAGTCAAGCTCTTGTACGATGTTGCGTGTAAAGTCCCACCAAATCCACTGGTGAGAAGCGTAATATGACGCATTCATCCAGTAGTCGCGGCGTTCTTTTACAAGATACTGGTCAGCTTTCTGCCACATAGAAATGACATCTGCTGCAACGGGTGGGGACCAAGGTTTCATGGTGCTACGCCTTCAGAGGGGGATCGCCAGGTGTGGTAGGCTTCTTCTTCTTGTTTCTTTTGTTTTTTAGCAGAGATAGGTCGTTCAGCACGGACCATTGATGTAAAGTCGCCCGTGTGCTTTGAAATTGCCATTTGTGTTAATCTCCGGTTCTCGCGAACCAACCATACTACAACACCCATATTACCGAGCGCTACTATTGCTAACCATATCATACTTCAACATCCTTTGGTGATGCAACCTTGAAGGCTTTCTTTGATGGTGCCGTCTCGGGAGCAGGGGTAGCTTGCACTTCTCGAACAATACGTAAAGCGTTCTCCAGCTCTTCGTTTCTAGAAGCTAGGCCAAGGTTGGTTTCGGAAAGCTGTTGAACCATGTCTGCAAGAGTTTGTGTACTGCCGGCTGTTACTAGCTGTAGGTTGCGTGAATCTAAAACCATACGAGCCATTTCAATAGCACAATCAGCACAAACGTACAAAAGCTTATTAGCCCCAGGATTAGGGTCGTCGGGGTTGTTGACATGATCCAGGTCAATGCCTGTGTCAATTGTCGGGAGGTTTACGCTATGGCAAAACCCACAGCATCCCGGAAGATATAAATAATGTTCTACTAGTAGCATTCTTACCACCTCTTGTTCTTGGTTCTTTTGCCCATCTTATCCAACTTTTCCATGTAGCGTTGGACTCGACCATCTGCCCCTTCAGCATACTTCTTGCTTGCACGTTTTTGGACCTCGTAGGGTCTACAGCCCAATAAATATCGTAAAGCGTCAACTGCGTGGTCTTCGTCTTTAGTATCCAAGTCTTCAGGGTTTGTCCTGTCGTGCCGCATCATAGGTAGGGTGCGAATAAGGTTTACGCAGTTATCAAATACTTTAAGGCGAATAACCTGGTCAGTTGGGCTTGGTGCTAGATAACGGCGGGTGTTCTGCCATCCACCAACACGTTGGTTCTTGGCTTTGGTAATTATGACCCCATTAGTCTGATATTGTCCGGCCACCGTAGTACCAGTACCGGCAGTGTTGTTAAACATCGACGGGTCACCAACACTCATCGAAAAGTATTCATCGTTGTTTTCGTGGTCTACGGAGAGCTTTTTGATATGCCGGGCTTGCTCTGCTGCAGTGAGACCTTTAGCGTACGCTTCCCGATATATATACATAGTTCCGTCTGACGGATCGAGCGCGCCCCATAAGCAGCAGAAAGGGTTTGCAGTTCCGAAGTCGATACCGCGAAATTTCTGCCACGACGGCGGGATCGGGAATGGGGGGATGACATGAATGTTGCGTTGAAACTCAACGAAGTACTGGCCCGTAAACGTGTCCCAATCCCCAAGGAGCTTTTGCCTGCGTTCGGTTTCGGGCAGCATTGAGAGGTGCTTTTTGTAGGTCGGGTCGATATGAGGGTTATCAACAACAGTAGAGGGTACAAAAGCAACAACAAGATGGTCATTGGGGTCATGTTCGATTTCAAGCTTTTGTAGTTCTTCAAGATCATCAGGAAGCTCGACTAACCTTACAATTGGGGGATCTTCAAATCCGTTGGATACGTCGTACACTACAGCAAATTTGCCGTATTGTGTCGGCCCTACAAGCATTTGATACAAAAAGGTGTGGCCACGGTCTCCAGGGTTGGTAGCAAACATAACGTGGGTACGAACGCCGGCTGCAGCCATTCTCTTGCTTGTACGAAGACGACCAGAGATCATAAGCATCTGGTAAGGGGTAAACTGTGTAGCTTCGTCAAACCCGATAAAGTCGTACTCAGCAGACATAAACTGCCCTACATCTTCATCTCTAGCGCAGTACCCATATTCAATAATGCTGCCGTTCCCGTACCACCAGGCTTTAACGTTATCTACACTTCTGAGGGTTGCATCCACATCAACCTGTGAATAACGCACCTGTGTGCGAATAATCAGTGAGCGGCGAAGCTCAGGGAGTGAAGTACGGATTAGAAGGCTACGGTGCCCTGGATACATCAGACTTAACTGATGAACGTGGTATGCGAGAAGCTCAGACTTGCCGCCACCAGCAGCACCACCATAGAGAAGCCAATCTACCTTAGATAGCAGAATATTGGCCCGTAGCTGTCGTTCGTTACCTTGAAGACTCCACGCCGACATGTCCTCCTCAAGAAGCTTGAGGTATTCATCTTGTTCTCTAGTAGATAGGAGTGAGAACTCCTGATCCGATAAAAGATGGCTCATGCGTCACCGGCAACAGCCCTTAAACCACCTTCGACACGGCGCTTGGCCTCAAGACGCAATTCTTCCAATCGGTTCTGCCTTGTCTCTGCGGTTTCTGTTTGTGTTCCTGAAATGGATGTTGCTTGGTTCATTTCAAGACGTAGGATGTCGTGCCAAACTTTAGCAATCTTAGTTGCTTCTTCAGCCGACTTAATTTCCCATTCTCCACCTAATACACGCAATGCGTGGTCCATCATAATAGCGATAGACACCTTAGGTAGATCTTCTCGTGGGATTACCTCATCAAGCTTAGTAAGACCCAATATTTTAAGTTGTTCTTGAGCTTTGATAATTTCTTTGCTATAACCCTGGCGTACATGCTTGTTCTTTTCCTTGTTTGCTTCGCGAGCCGCTACTGACTTACGTGCGTTTTCAGCTGCGTTTTCGGGCGTAAAGGCATAAGGGAGAATATTACTAATTCTCTTTTCGCGCAGTTCATCCGGGGTTTGTTCCATTAAGCTTTTACCTGATCGTAGATATTTTTCCAAATTTGCATTGAGAGTTCTGCAATTCCCTGGATAGCAGCATTTTCCTCTACGGTAATAGTTTCCGCATCAAATGCTATTTTGCCCAGGTTCATAACATATGAACACCCCATAAATATAGCAGAAGCAATATGCTCAGGCAATGGATCAGGCCAGCCAGCTGCAATAACTCCAGCTAAAGCTTGTGCAGTAATAGGTGTTTCCGGTGCAGCTTTAGTTGCATTGAGAAGTAGTTTTGTTGGTTTTGGTGTATCCATGTTGATGTTTATAATCCTAGCTTTCGAGGTGGAAAATCTCGGGTTCGAATGGGACTCCCAACTTGACTGCCAATGATTCAATCTCAGGCCACAAGAAGTTGTAAGCTGAAACGACGACATCTCCGGTGGTTTCCCAGCGCTCGTTATAGACCCTTTCGAGCTCTGAGTCGGTAACGGTTTCGTCATCGTCGTAGTCTGCGAGTTCGAGCCAGTCGACTGCTTTGTTTCCCGCTTCAACGGCTTGGGCAAGGAACTCTTCCCAAATGAGTTGTTTGTGACGGGTTTCGTCGTCAAGCGGCTCTGACGTATTGTTTCCCTCTGCCATGGTGATAATCCTCCGTACATTCCAGCAGAATCTTCTACTGTTGGATAGCTTAATGCGTATTCTAAGCAGTCATCTCTGACTGGACATTTATTACAAATTGCTCTTGCGTAAGCAAAAAAATCTTTTCCTTGGGGATCTGAAGGGAACCAAATGTCGGGCCCCATGTCCCGGCAAGAAGCATCCTTCATCCATTTAGAAGGGTTCTTCCTCATTGAATCCTGGTAAAGATTGTGGGGCAGAGTTAGAACTGAACTTTGGGCGGTCATTATTAGGAAGGTCGAAGCGAATGCTCTGCCCACAATCATCAACTACCAGCTCCATTGAGCTCTTCTTTGTACCGTCTTTGCCGGTGTATTCATCTAGTTTGTAGCGGCCAGTAATAATGACTCGCTGGCCTTTAGTGAACAGTGAAGCAATGTTTTCTGCTGTCTTGCCCCATGCGATACATTTGTGCCAGGTTACTTCTTTTACGCCGTTCACTTCTCGCGTGTCTGCGATGCTGAATTTAACCTTAGCTTTACCGCCAGGGATGAAAGATAACTCAGGGTCTTGACCCAAGTTGCCAATAAGAATAATAGTGTTCATAATCCTCCTAGTTGCTTATTCTATCTTCTTTAGGGTTTATTGTGGGGATTTCCCAATATTCAGGCCAAAAGTGGCTTGGATGGTGTCCCAGGCTAATTGCTAGCTTGTCTGCAGCATACAGCCTAATTCCGTGTCTCCTCCAATTTCGGATCATATTTCTTGTAACCCCTATTGCGCGGGCGAAGTCTTCGTCGTTGTGTTCAGGGTCACGCAACCTGTCTTCAATGTTGCTGAGGGAGAAACGGGCTTGTTTAACGGTCATTGTCAGGTGTGGGGTATTTCCTGTTAGCAATACGTGATATTTCGTACTTGATGCTAAAGAACTCATCTTTAAGGTCCCAATATGTCTGTTGAAGCTCGGTAAGGCGCTTTTCAGCTTCCATGCAGCGTTTTCGCCAGTCAACGTCTATATCTGTAGCGTTCGCCATGGATCGCTTCATTTCATCAAAATCAGGCATCTTTTTGCCATCCTCTGTTACTTGCGCGCCAATGAGCTGCAGAATTGTTACTTTCAACTTCTTCAAGCTCGATACCATCTTCGTAAAGCCGTACCATATGTACACAAGGATCAGACCCATCGTCAAACAATTCCTCTTCTGTAAGGGTCATAAACAAACCGTCGTGAGTCGCACAGTGGGGTGCGGAGCAGTAACCCTGCTTCCAGCCGTACATTATCCATTCTTCCCGGTCCATGTGCATTAGTACCACCGACCATCTGATTCATCACGCTCCAAAGCTGGATCGATATCGTTAGGCTCTTCTGTACCCCAACATGTGATGTCCTTGTCCATTATTCCTCCTTATAGGTTGTAAAGATAAATCTATAGGAGAATTGTCTGTTTGTCAACATTATTTTGATATAATTATTTTATGGGAAAGAAGCTCGGAACCTCCAGTAGTATTGTCCGCCGTAAGGATCTGCGACCAAAGAAAGAACTTACTGACGAGCAGCTCTTGGCCCGCGCACAAAAAGATGCAGAAAAGTGGCAACAGAGGTTGCGAAGAGACACAGGTAACTGATACTCTATAGATACGTAATTGAGGAAGTCCTTCTAGCTGGGAAGCTACGAGGCAAGCAAGACCTAGACCCGAAACATAAAGCATGAGCGTTCGGAATGGTATTCGTGGCCGGAAACGGGGTCCGACTCCCCATGCAAAAACGCCACTACGGTTAGCCACACCGTTTAAATATGTGATACGTAGAGTAAATAAATATCTTTATGGGTGTCGGCTAAAAATCTTGGCTACGGCCACCTGTTGTCTTTGAGCAACGAAGCGTGGGGGGAGGCTATTAAAGTTCTACGTAGTAAAAAGATCTGACCTACCTGCTAGAAATCGTCTAGCTGTAGGTCTTTTTTGTATATCTGGAAAGAATTTAGGTGTTCCGCACAGACTTTCTACACAACATTCCGTCATTCAGGAGCAAAAAGGGCTAAGAAGAGGGTAATTACCGCTAGAACTGCGGTTTTGAGCCCGCTAAACCCCGAAAAATTTCCAAACGTACGGGCGTGTGCTATCAAAAATGCGCGCGGGGTCCCCCCTTGGGTGGGGGGGTGGTAGTAGGTCGGTTGTGTGGTGGCTTCGGTACTGGGTGGGGGCTTGGTGGGGTCTCTACTTCTCCACCACTTGCCGAGGGTCACGGGTCATCGAGCCAGTACCACCACGACATCGAGCCACCAGCCAGCGCGAACAAGTCACCCAATGCCCAGAGTCCGAGCCCCTTGGGGAGAGATCATCACCCAGGTCAAAGCTTGTCCAGGCCGCAGCATCGTCGAAGGGTGAGGATGCCCCCATTCTGCCTCGCTCACGCTCACTGTGGGTTGAGTGTTCGAGTGTGAGGGTCACGGTATAAAACCCCACATCCAACCCGTAGCC